GGCCCTCGGGCAATGCGGTAATCCCGGTACCCCTCAGATCGAGAGACCCACCGACGGACAGGCCCTCGGGCAATGCGGTAATCCCGGTACCCCTCAGATAGAGAGACCCACCGACGGACAGGCCCTCGGGCAATGCGGTAATCCCGGTACCACTCAGATCGAGATACCCACCGACGGACAGCGGTAATTTTGATACCCAATCGGTACAGGTATATTTCGCCCGTGACATCAGCCACGACACCCACGAGCCTTCAGCGCCGTCATCGGTAACTATACCAACGAGCACGTCAGATATTTTCGCACCATCCGGGAAGTTTTTACGAAACCAGCCCATTCCAGCATTGCATGCATCGTGTTTATCGAGCCATTTTTCCGTTATCACCTTTTCTTCGCCCACGTCATATCTCCTTAAATATTTCCAGTTACGTCAAAACCGGCCACGAGCCGACATCTCAGCAATTACCCAGCCGCAAATCTCCCCCGAGCACCGAACGAACCCTGAAGCGTCTCCGCCGTTCTCGACCCATGCCGCCGCCATATCTTCGATCAGGCCGTTGTCGCTCTCACCCTCAAGGATCGCCGCGCTGATCTCCGCAACCGAACTCCGGAAGCCCCGAACATCTCCGCCGCCAACGACCCAGATTTGCGCCATCAGCTCGTAAAGAGCTTCATCGTCAAGCTCGATCCCGGCAGGCTCATCCATGGGGATCATTGCGTCGAAGGATGCTTGGGCTTGGTCGAGTGCGTTTGCGTTCATGGGTTGGCTCCTTGGTTGGCTTTGCTCTTGTCTTGTTGTAGATAATACAACCTGTGGACCATTTGTAAACAACAAAATGATCCTTAAGGAACATTTTTAAACAAAAAAAGATCCAGGCCGGGGGAGCGGTTAATGAAGGCGCGTAAAAACTTCTTGACAGTGGTACTGCAAAATAGTACCATTAAAACATGAAAGGAAAACACCAAAAAACACTCGAACTCATCTTTGCACGGCCAGCCAGCGCAAACATTAAATGGCGCGACATTGAAGCCCTGTTTGTTGAGCTTGGCGCTGAGATCAGCGAGAGAGAAGGGTCGCGTATCGGTGTGCGGTTGTTCGGGGAAAGGCGAGTATTCCACCGGCCTCACCCATCCCCATGCACCGACAAAGGGGCGGTTGCGAGCGTTCGGGAATGGCTCAGAAACAATAAGGTGAAACCATGAAGAATATTATAGAGATAGACGGCTACAAGGCAGCTGTTTCGTACGATCCGGAAATTGAAATGTTCCGGGGCGAGTTTATTGGCGTCAACGGCGGCGCTGATTTTTATGCCAAGGACGCCGAAGGATTAAAGAAGGAAGGTGCGGTTTCACTCAAGGTTTTTCTTGAGATGTGCGCCGAAGACGGAGTGTCTCCCAGAAAGGAATATTCCGGGAAATTCAATGTCCGCATTGATCCTTCGCTGCACGAGGAAGTATCAGCGGCTGCCGCATCAACAGGCAAGAGTTTAAACCAGTGGATTGCGGACACCTTGAAGCAGGCCGCCCACGCTTGAGATTGAGGGGATGCCCACCCATACGGACCAGGCCGAAGCGCTAATGTTTATCGTTCAGGACGAAATCAAAGATTTTCAGGAAACTATAGGGCAATAAAACCGTCCTATACCCCGACGGCTTGTATTAAAAGAGCCAAAAAACCCCGCTTCGTTTCCGGGGCGGGATGGCTTTAGCGTAAAGATGAAAGGGGCTAGGTGTGTTTTGGATTAGAGGTGCAAATTTGATGATCCGGGTCCCACCACAGAAGCAATAGCACCCCTCCTTGACGAATTCCCCATATACGTTTACTTCCTGAAATTCTAAGTGATACAAGCTCTTCAATGTCGTCAAGACGAAGATACTTAAGCCTTTCCCTTGCATCCTTAGCGACATCGCAAACCTTTATTGAATGGTGGAATTTTTTCCCCACCACTAATATCTGGTTCCATGTCATTGATTCAAAATCTTGGAGTTTTTCGCGGATAGAATGAAGCAGTGCGGTGTTTATCGTGTGCCACCCGAAAGGATCAACAAGTTCTAACTTTGTAAATCTCCATGATGGATTTTCGTCGTTTGAACTTCGAGGGGAGGAATCTTTTACTTCCTTTCCGATGTGAGGATTTGAAGCGAATTTAGCTACTTTTGGGCTTTTCTTGGCCATGAAACTTTAAAGGCTTCCGTAATACTCTGCCATTGCCGCATTGGTAATAACCTTAGATCCCCTTTCGCCAGGTGCAATGCCAATGCGAGCGTCTTTCCACGGGTTTTCTTGGTGGGTAAGATCAGACAGCCATTGAGACTTTTTGTCTCCGTAGAATTCGAGAACCGCGTCCACGGTTTCTTGCGCTTCTGTGGACAGGTTTGAAGGAGTCCCTTTTTTCCACTTCATGACACGGAATTTTCCCCGATGCAGATCATAAAGATCTGGGAAAACAGGGCCGTTGGCCCACGCCTCTACGCGTTCCTTAAACATTGGTTTTTCGTCCCAAACCAAAGACCACGCCTGGCAGTAATAAACCAGCTTTTGCAGTTTCATGGTGGTCATGCATCCCTTTTTCTCTAAGATGTAAGCTGCAACATCATGCACCGTCGCCATACGAACACCTCCCTTGCTGAAAAAAATGAATGGCTGCTCATTTTGCTTTGTTATGCACAGTCCTTAATATGTTTCGCTCGAAAAGTAACCTTCGAAATTACCTTAAGTATTTGCGGGTCGATTTCAACCACCCCGTAGCGGTTACGCTTCGGCCTCGGCCTCTTCGACTTTTCCCCTTTCCATTAACCCTTTTATCTCTTTCAAGTTCTTACCGTTTTCTGCCAGAGCGTGGATCACGCAGGCCCCGACGAATGTTACTGCGGATATCAACATCAACAAATAAGCCTCAATCTCATGAATAGCTGACTTAGCTTCCCCGAGGATTGCAAAAGCACCAAAAAGCAGCAACGCGGAAATAGCAAACAAAATTATTCTCATCTCCAAACCTCCATTGTTTTGTTTTTATTAATAGTTACGCTTTACTCGCCATTCGCCGATACGTTTTCCAGTCCTCTATCGTTACCAAGTTGTCCGGTACGTTTTTTTTGCCATTCCTCGAACTCCCTATACCTGTCTTCGACGGCGACTATCGCCCTGGTCGCCATGCGCTCCGGATCTGGCTGCTCCCTGATCCATTCTTCAAGGGCCTGCATCGCCTCGGAAACCTTATCCTTTTTCTCTATTTTCCCGGCTATTTTCCCGTTTTTAGGTTCAAAGTTGCAATCTGCCAAAAGTTTCGGCCCCATATCAAGAACAAGCCAGTTAGCGGATATCCCAGAACCATCACAAAAAGTTTCTAAAAGATCGACACCAGGGACAGCCCCATTTTTCCATTTAGTTAGATTTTGATGAGGTATTTTGGTAGCCGCGGAGAACTCTGATCGAGCGCCCCTCTCTTCGAATAATTCACCAATTTTCCTGGTAAATATCATAAATGTTCCCCGGAGAACTTTATTATTTACAAATGTTCCGTTAGTTGTATATACTCCACCCATGAAACATTCTCTATTTCACGGGGATCTCCGCGAGCAAAAGCTCGGCGGCTACCCTGTAAGAATCAAGGTTGCCAACGATAAACCTTCCATCAGGGGCGGAGCTGCCGCAGTTTTCGCGCTGACCTGCCTCCTCGTACCCGGCAAGTCTTTCGCGCAAGACCAGGTATTTCCTCTCGCTGGTAACGGCGCCAACGGTTGCTATGTCCATATCGCTAACGACCGGGGCGGAGATTGCCCCGGATTTAAGCGCATAAATCTGCCGTATAAGCCTGCCCCTGATAGGCACCGTAATTTTGTTGAGCTCCTTTCTCCGGTCGAGACTGATGCTAACCCGGTACCCAACAAAGGAGCCCAGAAAGAAGGAGATCGTGTTGACCAAGGGGGGAGGGGCGGAGAAATAAATTGCTTTAACGACATCGTAAATCATCCTCTTTTCTCCACTGTGGTTTGGTTTCTTTTTGGCCTACTTCAACCGTTGTTATTAAGGCGATAGAATCTTTAATGAAAAGAATAGACACCAAAGCAAACGATCTCGCGGTTGAACAGCTGCGATCTTCGCGTGGAATCCTGGGCTTTACCCAGAAGGAACTGGCGGCAATCGTCGGCTTAAAAAGCTCGCAGCAGATAGCTGACTACGAGACGTACCGGGCCACGGTGCCGGCCGGGCTGATCATTCAGGTTCAAAGGATGATCGCCAATCGCAAAAAAAAATCTGCCAAGGCCAGGACCGACCGCCGCAAAGGTGATCGGCGGAAGGGGCAGGAGGCTGAGACGTGAGAAAAGCATTACGCGTTTCCATCAGCCCCTCGGCAATCGATCTTCAAATAAAAAGCCTTCAATCTTTAAAAGTTGAGCCCTTTCTTGACGAGATCAACGGCTATCTTTCGAGCATAGGAGATGATCTCGTTTTTGGTGATGGTGTGATTGCACCTGGAACAAGTTCCCCCAGCGAGATCGTCTATACTCCGAGGTTGGGTGCTCGTTTCGAAAGCCTTGTTTCCACATGCAGGGCAGGAAAACTCGAAGTCTGATTTACTCATTACCCCCCTCCTTTTTATGATTTTGAGGGGTGAAAACGCAAAAACCCCTCTCCCCGGACGCAATGCGGGCGCGATGCTTGGCGGCATAGCAGCATTGTACCGGGGAGCAGGGGCTCCCACAAACAAAAAAGGAATTGGGCGAGATGAAGCAGAAGAAAGTTAATCCGCGGCAGATGACACTTGAATCGGCTGGATTCACCTTGACGCAGACAATCAAGAAGCAGATTATCAACTTTTCCGAATCTGAGCGCAATGAATCGAGGACATCGATGTCTGGTGTCAAACTCACCGCAACCCAAGATGAAACGCTATTGAACTTCTCGCAAGCAACCGGGTTTTCCAAAAGTTCAATCATCTCCAACTCCCTCAAAGTTTATTTCGCTTTTTTTGATCAACTGGAAAAACTCATCCGTTACAAGGGTGCGGTTGTTTCTATGCTTGATAAACTCCCATAATTTTTTTTCATTGTCAGGTTAACCTTAGGTAACCAATTGGTCGAAAAAGTTAACTTGTGGTTAACCTGTTTTAAAACAGCTTGTTATACCTGTGAGTGAACATGAAAAAGAAAAATTCTGTCAAAGAAATAGCAAACGGTTATAGAAAAATTATTGGATTGAATAGGGAAATACCTGAAGATCCAAGAGTCCACACCCTAACCGTAAAATTGAGCCTTGAACAAAGGAACAGATTGATAAATTTCTGCGATACAAAGTGTTGCGGAAAAAGCTCTGTTATCGCTCACGCTGTAGAAATGTACCTCGATATCATGGAAGAGGGGCAACCCTCAAAATGAGAGACTTCGGAATCCTGAACACCCATTACTGGTCATGGGTGAAAAAGAACAAGCTGTCCCAAGGATCAGCAATCATCGGCGCTTATCTTCTCACATGCCATCATGGCAATTCTCTCGGGTGTTTTGTCTGCCCTCCTGAGTTCGCAGCTTTCGAGACCGGATACGATATCCATACCGTATCTAACGCCTATCTTGAGTTGATAAAACACGAATTGATAACGTATTGCGGTGAAACTGGTATCGTTTTCTTCCCCAAATACATGAAATGGAACAAGCCGCAGAATTTGAAACACGCTGTCGGTATTGTAAATATTTTGTGTTCTCTCCCTAAAGACTTAATTTTCCTTAAAAATATCAGCAACGCATGCGCTGAATTCCTCAGTCAATTCATGGGAGATTCCCGGATTTCGGGCGGGATTACAGAGTGTATGAATACCCTATCGGTACCATACCGATATAAGGAGAAGGAGAAGGAGAAGGAGACGGATACTGAGAAGGATACGGAGAAGGAGAAGGATATAAAAAACAATAGGCCAAAATCAAAAAACGATTTTGACCTTGATGTTCTCCCGGAAGTCTTGAATCGCGATCTCATCGTTGCCTTCATCGAGCACAGGAAGAAGCTCAAGAAGCCGTTCACCCAGCACGGACTGGTGCTGGCTTGCAAGGATGCGATGAAATGCCAAGAGCTGCATGGCATTGACCCCAACGAAGCCATTGAGCGGGTTATCGCTTCCGGTTGGCAAGCCTGCAACCCGACCTATTTCGAGAAAAACAGTAGGAACGGGCCCCAAGAACCAAGAGCGACAACGGTACGGCAGGACATAGCGAAGCAGCAAAATGATGGCGCCAGGCGTCTCAAAGAGAAATACGGAATAGGCGGACCGAATGAACAGAGTGCAATACCAGGAAGCAGTCAGGGAATTGTTGGAGATTTGGAGCCTGGAACATCGAGAGGCTCAGCACTCACAAGACTCCCTTGATGTTCTGGCCGCAAAGTACGCGCACGACCTCATCGAGGAGCGTGTTAGCTTGCGTGAGTTGACAGCGGCATGCTCAAAAGCAAGTAGGAGATGGCAGTTTTTCCCGAAGATGGCTGACATCATGAAAGCTGTTGATGAGCATCGTCTGAATCCACCATGCCATCGATACGACCAAGCCCAACTCGGGGACACAACCAGCTATCACGATCTAACGCCGGAGGAGGTCGCAAGAAACCTTGAGAGGATCGAAGCCATCAAACTGGTATTTAGCCCTGATCCTGAGAAGAGATTGTCGGTAGAAGAGGCTGTTGCTTTTGTCGAGTCAAAAAATCACATAGAGGAGTTTAGGGCAAGATGATCAACAATTTGATTTTAATAGGCAACGTCTGTGCCGGCCTTGAAGAGGAGGGAAAGTAATGGACGGAAAGGCGAGATGTGATGAATGCCAGCGCAACCAAGACACGATTATGAGCGCAAAATGTCCGGGGAAACGAGATCCAGATTGCAGCCAGTTTATTCAGGCTCCGCCAGGGAGCAGTGATTTTAAAGAGCCGGCACAGGAAGGAAAGGGATTGAAAGCTGATAACGGAAAGCAAGGGTGGTTTGCTTTACCCCTCGAAATATTGCAACCGCTTGCCGATGTGATGTCGGCCGGCGAGAAGAAGTATGGAATTTTCAATTGCCTTGAGAGTTTTGAAGATCCTGACCGTAGATTCTGGGACGCAAATATGCGACACGCTGTCGCCTGCCAAAAAGACCCGCTAGCGATAGACGAGGAAACAGGGTGCTATCATGAGGCGTGCAGGGCTTTTTCATCACTGATGCGAATTTACCATTGCCGAAAGGAACAATAATGATCGAACCAGCCGAAGTTGATGAAGAGGTGGAGATTGAAGCGCCGATATTTCGCACTGTGGGCCAGGCCCTGCACGTGGCGTACCTGATCGGGAGCCTTCCGGCCTCGGCCAAGTCTCCCTTGCTGGTGATAATCGAGGATTCGTATGGTCGGGAAGAGCCCTACGAGCCGCCGAGTCTCAAGGGAATCAACTTCGGCAACCTCTCGCCGCTTGAGGTCAGGGGTGAATGCTCGATGATCACCGGGATCGTAGAGCGTGAGCTTGAAGGATTGGAGCTTGATGTAATTCTTGCCCGGTATGCTCATGGCGAGCAACGAGTTGAGGCAATGGCGCGGGTACGGGATTATGTGCGGCCCCTAATCCCAGAAATAGCACAGAAGGCCTGTACCCGTATTGTCGCCGGGATGTACTGCAACAAGCAGCAAACGCGGGATTTGTTCAGCAGCTACGAGATTGCCAGGACTGTTGGGGGTGTGTCGGCATCGACTATCAAGCGTGCCAAGAAGGAGGCCAAGAAGATCGTTTTCGAGGTGGAGGTTTCTGCTATCGGGAAATTGCAGTCATTGTTCGTTGCTGGTGGAATATCTGGTTATTAGTGTTGACAATCAATCTCGAATCGGGTTTGCTGAACCTGCATCGAATATATCGGTGCCGGGTTTAGCAGCTCGAGTAAGCGGTGGACACTCCGCCACCAATATCTTGATGAGCGGTATTTTTTTGTCCACAGTTCAGCGCGCACTTTCTTGGGCGAGCTGGGCAGGAAGCCTTCGGGCTTGCCGGTTCCGCTTTCCCGGTCTGCTAACCTGCTCAGTCCGCCCTTTTTGTTTAGCAGCAGAGGACGGGCAATTCCTCGCAAAGCGGAGCGCAAAATGAACGAACTCATTGCAGTAAATCCCACCGAATTTTCAGGCCAACAGATCCCCACGGTAAACGCAAGAGACTTGCACGAGTTCCTCGAAAGCAAACAGCAGTTTGCCGATTGGATCAAAAACAGAATCAAGAAATACGGTTTTGTTCAAGATGTTGATTTTACTGTTATTCATAATTTTACGAATAACCCAGATGGCGGAAGACCGACCGATGGATACCACCTCACCCTCGACATGGCCAAAGAACTTTCCATGGTTGAGCGGAACGATAAGGGGAAACAGGCCCGACAGTATTTCCTGGAATGTGAGCGAAAAGTTATCGCACCCCCGACAGACCACTTCGCCCTTCCCCAGAACATGGCCGAAGCCCTCCGCCTCGCCGCCGATGCCATTGACCAGAACAACCGGCTCACGCTCCAGATCGACAGCATGACACCCACGGTAAAAGCCTTCGAGCGGATAGCCCTTGCCGATGGCTCCGAGTGCATCACCGATGCCGCAAAGATTCTCCAGGCTCGCCCTAAGGATCTGTTCCAATGGCTCTCGGCGCATCAATGGATTTATCGCCGCCCCGGTGGTTCCGGCTGGATAGCCTACCAGAACCGGCTGCAACAGGGATTACTCGAACACAAGATTGTCAAAGTGGAGCACAGCGATGGGCGCGAGCAGATCAGCGAGCAGGTGCGCGTGACTCCCAAGGGGCTGTCGAAACTCTCTCTTGTTTTCGGTAAAGAGGAGGTGGAGGCATGAAGGCGAGCCCGTGTTTCCATGACGAAAAAGGGGTTCCGGTTTATTCCGGAGGCATACGGACTCCTTCGAAAAAAGGGGTGACGGTCTCCTTGACCGCGAAACAACTGGACGAAGCGAGGAGATTTCTTGCAGAGGCGTCCGACCGTGAAATAAGGTTGGAATTTTACGCGCAAGACCTTGAAGACGGCAAGCATTCCCCTGCTTTCCTGGAAAAGGTCACAAAGAGCCTCTGGGCCACCGTAGCCACCTTGAAAACCGCAAGGGTCGCGCTGAGCCCACTCGTCAAAGGGGAGATTATCCCCTTCCCGAAGAGGAAGCAATAGCCTGAAATGAAACCGGGATAGAGAGATACAAAAAATACCTCATAAAGCCCTTGAACCCTTGGCCCGGTTATGGTATCAATATGTTAATCGGGTTATAGTTCCCGAACGAATGAATCAAAAGGTCAGTCTCGCAAGGGGCTGGCCTTTTTTATTTTAATCGTGCCATTAGGGGGTAGTATCCATGTCTTACAGCGTTCAATCAAACTGTTGGAACTGTCATAAAAAAGATAAATGTACGGATCATGTTCATATCCAGAATGCGGTTCAAGAAATTCATAAAGATTGCATTTCTAAGGAATCAGGACACATGGGGTCTGGTTCGGTAATCATTCAATGCTCCAGGCTGGATGCAAAAGATAAATAAACGCCAACTTCATTGTAAATTTTAACCCGCGCTCCTCCTCGCTGGTTGCCCCTGTCTGGATTCATCCGGATGGGGGCTTTTTGTTTAAAAGGCCATGTAATGTCAAAACTTACTCCCAAAAAGAAGCGTTTTGGGGATGAGTATCTAAAAGATCTCAATGCCACCCAGGCAGCAATACGCGCCGGATACAGCGAAAAGACTGCTTATTCAGCAGGTCAACGGTTGTTGAAAGATGTTGAAGTCCAAGCATATATCGCCAAGCGCATGGCCGAGCGCGAGAAAAGAACAGAGATTAATTCCGACTATGTCCTGAACCGTCTCGTTGAAATCGACCAGATGGACTGTATCGACATTCTTAACGATAACGGATCGGTTAAGCCAATTTCTCAATGGCCGAAGATATGGAGACAGTTTATCTCAGGGTTTGACATCGCCGATATTTTTGAAGGATCCGGAGATGAGCGCGAGTTAGTGGGCCTCATGAAAAAGATCAAGTGGCCGGACAAGGTGAAGAACCTTGAATTGATTGGCCGCCATGTCAACGTCCAGGCATTTGCTGACAAGACGAAGGTTGAACTGACAGGCAAGGACGGCGGACCTATTCAGCACGGCCTATCTCATTTCTATGCAGACGACGAGACCAACTCTTAACCCGGCGCTTAAATCATTTTGGCGGACCAAGGCGAGGAACAGGATTCTGTATGGAGGCCGGTCAAGCTCCAAGTCCTGGGACGCAGCGGGATTTGCGGTATTCCTTGCCAACAAGTACCGGCTCCGCGTTCTCTGCGCCAGGCAGTTTCAGAACAAGATTGCAGAGTCAGTTTACACCCTGCTTAAAATCCAGATTGAACGGTTTGGGCTTTCGCAAAACTTCGAGATTCAGCGGGACCGGATAACCAACAAGGTGACAGGGAGCGAGTTCTTTTTCTACGGGATTTGGCGATCTATTGACGAAATAAAGTCGCTGGAAGGAATAGATATACTCTGGATCGAAGAGGGGCACAGCTTAACCTCCGAACAGTGGGAAGTTTTAGAGCCAACAATCAGGAAAGAAGACTCGCAGATTTGGATTATCTTCAACCCGAAATTGTCCACCGATTTTGTTTACAAACGGTTTGTTGTCAAGCCACCTCCGAATACGATTGTTCGGAAGATAAACTATGACGAAAACCCGTTTCTATCGAACACGATCGCCCAGATCATTGAAGCGGCACGAGAAGAGGATTACGAGGATTATCTCCACGTTTACGAAGGCGTCCCGCGTGACGACGACGACCAGGTCATCATCAAGCGGTCGTGGATCATGGCGGCGATTGATGCCCATGTCTCTCTTGGCTGGAGCGTCACCGGAAGAAAACGGCTTGGGTTTGATGTGGCTGATGGCGGTCAGGACCTTTGCGCAAATGTCTTTGCACATGGATCGGTTGTCCAATGGGCGGACCTGTGGAAGGCAAGCGAAGACGAATTGCTCAAATCATGCTCTCGCGTATGGAGCAAGGCGAGAGAGCTTGAGGCGGAAATTACCTACGATTCGATTGGCGTCGGCGCCAGCTCTGGTGCGAAGTTTGGCGAGTTAAACCAGGCGAGCAATGGGGCCTGCATTATCAGTTATGGCAAGTTCAACGCTGGCGGCGCTGTTTGGCGGCCCGATGCGATCTATTCGCAGGGCACCAAGAACAAGGATATGTTTTCAAACATCAAAGCGCAAGCCTGGTGGATGGTAGCCGACCGGTTTCGCAACACGTTCAACGCAATCAGAAACGGGCAGCATTTTGACGAGGATAAGATGATAAGTATTTCGTCCTCTTGCCCATACCTTGACCAATTGATTGATGAACTCGCCACGCCGAAGCGCGACTATGACGGCAACGGAAAAGTCAAGGTTGAGAGCAAAAAAGACCTTGCCAACCCAAAGAGGATAGGCGGCGCTGTTCCATCGCCCAACTTGGCCGACGCTTTTGTCATGGCGTTTGCCCCTGGACGTATCAGTCTAAAAATAAACGAAGACTTTCTTGGGCAGATATGAGCAAAAAAGACAAACGGGCGAAGAAGGCACAGCGCCAGCCAATGACCATCAGCCCGATGGCACTTGCTCAATTTTTGCCGGCAGATGCTCCCCCGCCTATCATCTACGAGGTGAAGCCTCCCCAATTGCCGCCTGGCGTCCAGAATGAAGCGTCAATGGCGATGGATAGCGCAGCCAGCAACCTCTATGATTATGCCAATATAGCTTATTCTGGAATGGGATTTGCCGGATATCCTCGGCTTGCCATGCTGGCTCAATACAGCGAGTACCGCGCCCCGGTTGAAACCATCGCCGCCGAGATGACACGGGAATGGATCAAGATTACGTCACGCGGTGATGACGATCTGTCCGAAAAGATTGGCGAGATCGAGCAGGCACTGAAAGATTTCCGTGTGCAGTCGGTCCTTAGCCAGATGGTTGAGCACGACGGGTTCTTCGGGCGCGGGCAGGTGTTCATTGACATGGGCACCGACGACGACGGAGGAAAACAACCACTCGTCATCAATAAGGCCACAATCAAAAAGGGGTCACTCCGAGGGTTCAAGAATATTGAGCCTATGTGGACTGTTCCCCTTCACTACGATTCCGTTGACCCTACCAGCAGGGATTTTTACCGGCCCACGTCTTGGGTCATCATGGCAAAGGAAACGCACGCATCGCGCCTGATGACGTTAATCAGTAGACCCCTGCCGGACATGCTCAAGCCCGCTTACAACTTCAGCGGCATGAGCCTGGTGCAGCTGCTGGAGCCATACGTGCAACGGTGGATGCAGGGGAGCGATTCGATTCCGCAGTTGATGAAATCGTTTTCGCTGTCAGGGATCAAGACCGAGATGTCGCAGGTGTTGAGCGGTGGCGGCGGTGATAATTTGCTGGCACGGGCGAAGATGTTCAACCTTGCTCGTGACAATCGCGGGCTGATGCTGCTCGACAAAGAGATGGAGGAGTTTTTTCAGTTCAACACGCCTCTTTCCGGGCTTGATAAACTGTGGGCGATGCTGCAAGAGCACATGGCCGCAGTCTGCCATATCCCGCTGGTTAAACTGACAGGGGTTACGCCGACCGGCCTCAATGCCTCGTCGGAAGGCGAGATCAAGGTGTTCTACGATTACATCAAGGCGCAGCAGGACCGACAGCTCAACGAACCGATTGATAAGATCCTCAAGATTATTCAGCTGCATCTCTTCGGCGAGATCGACCCGGCTATCGGTTTCGAGTTTAATCCGCTTGAACAGATGAACGATACCGAACTGGCCGCGATTCAGAAGAGCAAAGCCGACGGGGCCGCGATCTATTTGGCAAACGGGGTAATTGACGCCATGGAAGAACGGAAGCGACTCGCCGCGGATCCTCTATCTGGTTATGCCTCGATAGATGTCGATGATGTTCCTGAAATGGAGATGGAAACGGATGGAGAGGAAGGGGAACCAGAAGGTACTGGCGCCGGTCAACCCGAGCGCAGCGATAGAGATCAAGTACCGGCGTGAACTGCAGCGGCTGATCGACGACATGCACCTGGACGTGCGGCGGTCTGTCGGGACAGAGCTGCGCCGGCGCAAGGATGAATCGAAGCTGGCGCAGGATGATTTAACATCAGGCCTTGCTGACTTCATCAAGCGATTGACCAAAAAATGGTCGACGAAGTTTGATGGCATTGCTGGCGACATCGCCAAGAAGTTTGTGGACGCTGGCGGGAAGTACACGGAAAGTGCCATGATGTCATCGTTGCGGGATGCCGGGTTTACCGTCAAGTTTAAGATGACGGGTGCGGCACGGGAAGGGTATGGCGCAGTCATACAGGAGAACGTCGGGCTGATCCGGTCGATCCCTGAACAGTATCTCACCCAAGTGCAAGGCGATGTGTGGCGATGTGTCTCGCAGGGCTACGACCTGGAATCGCTCACCAAGACGCTTCAGGACCGCTACGGATCAACCCGGAAGCGGGCCGAACTGATAGCCCGCGACCAGACGAACAAGGCCAAGGCGGCTATTGAATCGGTGCGGCGCAAGGAACTGGGCATCACCACCGCGATATGGCAGCACTCGGGCGCGGGAAAGCATCCCCGTCCGGAACATGTGGCGGCGCACGGCCAAGAGTTTGACGTGAACAAAGGTTTGTACCTTGAGGGTGAGTGGGTGCTTCCCGGGTATGCCATCGGGTGCCGTTGCACGAGCAGGTCGGTTTTACGGGGATTCAACGACTAACAAGGAAATCCCCACAATTTCAATCAAGGCCCATCGGTTACCCGGTGGGCCTTTTTTATTTAAAGCCATGAAAGAAGCCATAGCCTTCGACCGCTCCGTTCGATCATTCGACCCAGACGGGCGGCTCCACGTTGCTGTAACCAATATCAGCAAGGCGATGGTGTGCCCGTACCTTGGCAGCGAGATACCGGACTACAAGGAGCTTGGGCTAGACGCTGGACAGGTTTACCAGCTCCTCCGCGATCCGGACGAACTGAAGCGGGCCGCTCCAACCTTCAAAAATTTGCCGCTACTCATTCAACATGTCCCGGTAAACGC